GATTGTTGGCAGCCAGTGTGTAATGCGCACTGATACCAACCAAGTTCTCGGTGTACATGGCAGTAGATATAAAGCCGTTAGCCATGATGATGTCGTCAACTCTATCCTTGATGGTGTCGCAACTGCTGACTTGTCTTCTGACTACACTGTAGATGTAGAAGTATTAGATGATGGTCGCAAACTGCGCGGTCAAATACTTTTTAATGACCTAACTATTGAGCCCAACGTAGGTGACTATGTAAAATACAGAATGAACTTTTTTAATAGTTACGATGCATCTTGGCCCTTCTCTCAGGTAGCAGATGCTTTCAGGTTGTGGTGTAAAAACGGTTGCACAACACCTGATGCAATAGCCAGAACTCGTTACAAACATACAGCTTCTATCAATGTCGAAGGCAGTGCAGCTAAAATAACTAATGGTTTACGTCATTTCTTTGATCAAAAATATGTATGGCAAGACTGGATGCATACAAAAGTAACTAATGACATGGCTGAGACATTCTTCAAACGTACTGTTGCCAAGGCATTCACACGCCAGCAGCAAGTCACCAAGACCAACGAGAAGCAATTAGAAAACCTACTCTCTATATGGTCTAACGAAGCGTCAGCACTCGGGCATAACAAATGGGCGCTGTATAACTGCCTAACGTATTGGGCGACACACACCCAAGACCTACGGACACCGCACACTGCCAGATACAATCGTGAATCAGCCATTGCATCAGCAATGCGCAGCAAAGAATGGAGTTTCTCATGAAAATCGAAAAGAACATACCAATTCCTGAAAAAAATACAGGACCAAAAGAATTATATCCACCTTTACTAAAACAAATGCAAATAGGTGATAGCATTCTTTTAACTACTTCTCAGTATGCTGGGCTGAATTTAGCAGCTCGTAAAATGGGCATAAAAATAACAAGCAGAGCTGTTGATAATAAACGTCGAGTATGGAGAATCGGATGATGACACGCAAACATTTCGAGTGGGTGGCTGATTCAGTCGCCCCCTTGGTCGGATCGCCAATAATTATTGAACGCATGGCTGACGAACTTGAAGCAATGAACCCACGTTTCAACAAAGAAAAGTTCTTACGCCGTGCAATTGAAGCTTGGGAGAAATCACATGACATCACCATCGATGATGAAATACCGTACTGAAACTACTCATTGTCCAGAATGCCTTGGCGATGGCACTCTAACATACGAACGACCAGAGCCATGGGTATCACGCGATACCCCGCCAAGCCTAGAGGAATACACCAGAGAATGCTGGGCTTGTCACGGTTCTGGTGAAACAGAGGTTGACGAAATAGATTTCTAGCTGCAAGTATGCAGCTTATGAAAAGCTATCTCGAAACAATCAAAGAACACGCAGCGTCCCGCAACTTAGAGCTAAAAGAACTCTTTAGGGTCGCTGACTTACCCACTTCTACATACTATCGAACAATCAATGAGACTTCTGAGCTACGATATGAAACAGCAAAGAAGCTTTATGATGCTGTCGATGAGCATGTAAAACGGCGTAAATACAAAGAACGTCTTGAGCGTTTAGCTCAAAACAATGAGCATATAGATCGCAGAATTATTAGATACAAATGAAGAAGGCTCACTATGTCTTCTGTGTTTCATGTGAAACAAAGTCCCAAAACTTTGTAGCTATACTGCGAAACGATCACATGCTGACAATGGAAAAGCACTGGTATGTATGTCTTCAATGTTATGAGGAAAACAAATGGCAAACCGTAACAAAAACAAAGGAACTTACCACGAAAAATGGTTTGTCGAAAAGCTCAACCAAATCGAAGCAAACATCGAAGCGAAACGCGTCCCGCTCAGTGGCAGCTTGGGAGGAGAGTATTCAGGCGACATCCACTTATACCTCAACGGAAAAAAATTGGTGGGAGAAGTAAAGTATCGGGACAAGTCTAACTTCCCCAGCCCCTATAAAGTTTTAGAAGGCAGAGACATTGCTTTCTACAAAAGACGGACAGGAAGTCCGCAATCACTGGTCATAATGACCTTAGATCAATTTCAAGAGCTATTGGAGAACGGCTATGGAATCACAAAACAAGATGCTGAAGACGATACTTAATCAAGGGACGCACATTACAGCCCTTGATGCACTCAAGTGGCTTGGCTCAATGCGACTGGCTGCGCGTGTCTATGACATTAAGCAAGAAGGCTACCCTGTCGATAAGTATGTACGAGAAATCGACGGTAAGCGCGTCACATATTATTATCGGAGTAATCAATGAGCGATTCTTGGGACGCACGTATTCAACGTGCCAGCATGTCACCTACTGCGCGTAAAGAAATGAAAGCAGCGCTTGTAACTAAGCGCTCGCCTCTCGACATCAATGCTCGCCGCATCAAAAACGGTGAACCTGTTGGCGACATGTATCTAACTGGCAGACTTAAACAACAGCTACTCGAAGAAACTGACCTAACAGAAGCTGACTTTGCTAAGTATACTGGTTGACATTACTGCACATATGCAGTATATAAGTTACTATAAATAAAGGAGAACACAGTGTTTGTAATGAATCGAAAAGGATTCATAGGAGGTAGTGACTGCGTAAAGATTATGCAGGGCAACTGGCTAGAACTATGGAAAGTAAAAACAGGTCGAGAAGAACCCGAAGACTTGTCACGCAATCTTGCAGTACGAATGGGCATGTGGACTGAAAACTTCAACATAATGTGGTTCGAGGTAGAACGTAATGTCATTGTCACTGGTCAGCAAACGGAGTTCAAAGCAGATGTGGGAGGAATACCTGTTGTTGGTACTGTTGACGGTATGCTTGATCGCAACATCGTAGAGTGCAAGCACACTAATAGCTTCAACAAAATGAGCAATGTAATCGAGTATTACATGCCGCAGCTACAGCTCTATATGCACATCGCAGATGTCGATGGCGCTTACTTATCGGTAATCTTTGGCAACAGCGAATGGGACAGTGTGCATGTCAAGAGGGACGAAGACTACTTCAATTCTATGTGGGCAGTGGTATCAGACTTCTGGGGTTACGTTCAAAGAGATGAAGAACCAGTCGGTGTCAGTACACCAGTACTCGATCAGAACAGTATTGCAGTGGACGAAATGGTCATGCGAGACGCGTCACGCGATAATGCGTTCGTCGATGCAGCGATCACGTACATTAATGGGTATGAGCATAACCGAGTATTCGAGAATGCAAAGAAAGACCTTAAAGCCATGGTCGCAGATAATGAGAGAGAGGTTTACTGTGATCAGCTCACCATCCGTAGAGACAAACGCGGATCATTAAGGATTGTAAAGCGATGAATGACAGCAACTTACGATACGCATTGGCAATGGGAATGATAAAAACCATTCACGAAGCAAACACAGCTTTGTTTGAAATAATGGCCAATGAAAAACCTGAAGAAGAATTAATAAAATTTGCAAAAGCAAAGTTCACAACCATCGTTGGATTCGGTCAAGGATCATACGAGTTCCTTGAAGAAAAAACAAAGGAGAACACCAATGACTAAGAATGTAATCAGCCAGCTCATCAAAGCGCGGACAGCAATCGAACCGCCAAAGAAAGAAGGCACCAACCCACACTTCCGCAGCAAGTACGTCACGCTCGAAGGGTGCATCGAAGCAGTAACACAGCCACTCGCCAACCACGGCTTCTTTCTAACCCAATGCATCACAAATCCAAACGAAGGGCGACCCGCAGTAAGCACCATCCTACGACACGAAGACAACCCAGAGTGGGAACTACGCTCAGACGTACCGCTTGTACTCGGTAAGCAAGATATGCAGGGACTCGGTAGCGCGATTACTTATGCGCGCCGCTATGGGATTATGAGTTTGTTGAACCTCCCTGCCGAGGACGACGATGGCAATGGCGCAAGCGGCTCCCCCACATCAGCCGCGCAAGCGCCTAAAACAGAGCGTAAGAACGCTTGGTAAGAACAGAGGCGAATCAAGAACGGCCTCCATGTTTATTCTTGATTTGTTTGCACCCGCATGGGGGGGAAGTGTTTTAGCACATCGGGTCTGTAAAGCCCCCCTACTTAACTTTAGCAAAAGGAGCCAGAAGCATGGCAGATTATGACGATAGCAACCGTGGTGCAGCATGGACACCGTTCTCCACCCAACAGCTAATCTTACAAGGCAAACTAAATGTAGATTATACAGATCACAAAGTTGTCTTAGTTAAAGACGAAACCAAAGACGGACGTAAAGTCATCGAGGTTTACGGTAAACTTGGCGTAATGTTCGACAACGAAAAGAACGGCAACGACAATGCTCCAGACTTCTCAGGCCCAATGGGTGACAACCTACGCATTGCAGGTTGGAAAAAGATGAAGGACGGTGCGCCATATATCTCAATGAACATCAGTGAAAAAATGCAAGGCAACAAGGCACCAGACCCTGCACCTTCTAACTTGAACGATGATGAAATACCGTTTTAAATAGAGATGTTCTCTGTGAGGGTACACTGCTTGTCGTAGCCTATAGCCTCAGCCCTCACCAACTGGTCAGCCCTTGGGCTGGCCTTTTTTATAGGAGCAGTCAATGACAAAACTAAACCCAGCCGAAGAACACATCTTAAAATACTTGCGTCGACAGGTAGATAGATTGCAAGATGAGCGTTACCGCACAGACGCAAGACCAACCATCAACAATGAAATCTATGCAGCACAACAAGAACTAAAGCGGTATGTTTCAGAGCTGCGCAAGAAGGGGTACAATATCTAATGGTAAATGTAGTGAACGTAGAAATCACACTTGATAATTTTAAGAGAGCATTCGGCAGATCACCAAGCCAAGAAGAGATCGCCATGATGATGAAGCTTAAAGCTCTTAAACAAGAAAAACAAATCGACACCAGCAATACTGGTAGAGTGATGGAGCGCAGTAAGAAGTGCCAAGAGATTGCGCTTGCTCGCGGCAAAGAAAAGAAAAAGAAAAAAACAGAAGTAAAGATCAGCCCACAAGCAATGAAAGTAAACAAAATGCTGAACTATGGACTAACCGATGAGCAGATTGCAGATGTCTTAGACAAAGATGTCTTAGCTATTCGCAACTGCATGTATCGTTATCGCTTACCGCGTGAGAGTGTAGTGCTTGACGATAAGTTTGTTCAACACTCAGAGATGGGCATGTAATCGTGTGGGCAGTGCTATGTGAATGGTCGGACTAATAGCTGCTGGCTTGGACGCCACTGCCCACTGCGACAATCTATCAAAATGAAAGACAGAGGCAATGGAAACTTTCTATATATTCTTAATTTCTTACACGCTCCAAGGCTACCCAATTGAGCGCACCTTGCTATTAGAAACTAAAGACCAATGTCAAATAGCAATCCGCGCAAACGAACCGCTATCTAATGCACTCGGTGCTGATTTATTCTGCATAGATACTGGGCGTATCTCTCAATCTTTACGACCTAAGCTTAGGCCATCAACTCAAAGTGAGGGCCATCAAGAAAAGGACGACGACCTTCCGATCTGCGAAGGTCAATGTAAGCGTTCATAGCATCTTCAGCCGAGCCTTTATATGTGCGAATATCACCCTCGCTCCAAGCTGCACCCCACTTAATTGACGCGCCAGTCTCTTTGGCTGCTGCTGCCATCGCATCGCATATTTCATCATAGACATTCAGCTCCCAGCACACATCGCCATCAATATAAGCAAGAACATCCACAGCATGTGAATACTCATCACTCTGTGGAATATGTTTACTGTTCATCGTTTGACTGCGACCAGTAGCTACTAACTTCTTTTGCTCTTCAAGAGTTCTCAAACCACAAGTAACTCCAAAGTCGACACGCGTCAGCTTAATCGCAAGCGACACGGTTTCCACAAGATCAGGCCGCACTCCATCCAGTTTAGCGAGACTTCTTTTAGATAATTTAAAACTCATTTTTTTCCTCCCAATCCACGCATCGTGCGGATTCCAAATGAGGCCGCTATTGAAGCGTACATTCCCCATTGAACCCATAATGGACACTCCTCCAAATTTTGAAAACCTACTTTCATTATCTCTTGCATGGACGGGACGAAGTTAAAGCCCAAAATCAATACAAAAACTATCGTCCAAAGCTCATCCTTCCAACTATCTTTACTGGCTTCAATGGCAGACTGCTCCCAGTCCATTTCACCAGTAGCTTGCTTTAGTTTAATCTCTGCGTTTGCTTTTTGCACCGCAGTCTTGCCATCGATGTAGCTCGTAGCTAACCCCCCAATAGCTGATACTATCTGACCAATCATTGCTTAACCTCTTTGCCCATCCAAATGCCAAAGCATCCAGTCAAGGCACCCATACAAACAGAAACTAAACCAGACTGTTGCACAGAAGGATCAGGCAAGCCCATGTACCAGTGAACAGATTGGTAAGTAAGAACAGTGACCGCAAGCATCATCAGTCTTGGGATGATCTTCCAGTCGTCGATGAACGTTCTAGCCATTGCATGTATCCTTTCGCTATCCGTCTATCGTAGGTAATGATAACCAATTTATTGTCGTCGGTCAAAACGCCCCACTTGCCACCTTTAATTTCTACTAACCTCAACGCAGAATAACCCTGACCCATTGCGCAATAATGCAGATGCTTTCATGCGTTCCTTATTACAGTCTACTTCATTCATGAAAGTCTCCCCTACTTGATAATATTGCAGATCGTTGCCGCTCAACGCTACGAATAGCAAAACGTAAACCATTACTCTTTACCCATTTTAATCCAACTACCGCGAAAATACGGATGATACTTTTTTTGCCCTATAGCTTTGAACTTTTCGGGATTATACTCACACTCAACGTGCAAAGGTAAATCGCTCATTGGATAAAGGGCCATCAATGGCGTCTTAAATGGTATCTCAAATTGGTGTGGGTACTTATTAATTAGAGCAAACATGTTTGCCTGTGGTGTATACTTAAAATTTATTACGCCAGATAAAACATTAATCATTGTTTTGTTTTGCATGTGCCTAGCAAGCACAAAGTTAACGCCACTATCTTCCTCTATGTGCCAAGGTAAGTTTATCTTTACAGCGATTGTATCTTTGTCTGTGCCATATGTTTCATCTGCATCATGGTCAAATGTAATATTCAAAATATTTTCTGTGTTGGCGTTAAGCCACTGGACGCCCTGACCATCAGTGTCAAACCTAGTAGAGCAGGGCGCGAGTATCGTCGCGCATCTTTTTCGCGAATTTATCCGTGACCAACAGGTAGAAAAAGCCATGTTTTGTTCCATAAATTTAGCAGGCTTTCGACTTGCTACTTTTTCACCATCGCCAATAAATATGGGTGCTTGCTCTACTGCACCTGCGTGCCAGCTATAACACTTCAACACAATGTATCGTTTTCTATTTAAAAAAGGTATTTTCATTTTCTCACTCCCGAACAAGTGAAAAATTTTTACCACTTCCCTGCGCTTCTGCCAAGCCACCAGAAAACTGCCGCCATAGCAACGATACCAGCCAATATAGATAGGATGGTTACAATCAGTTCAATACGTTCCTCACGCTCCCTCTCAGCACGTCTACGGGCTTCCTTGCGGGCAATCCTAGCATCGGCTTGGAACTTTACCCACCGATCCCATGTGCCAGCAGGGGCGTACAGCCTACACCATTCCTCAAGTTCCTTGCGCTTCTGCTTCATATCTTCAAGGTGTTGGAAATGCTCCCAATCCGAAATGTCTTTGCCTAGAACTTTGGCAAGCGGATTGTCTTTGCGCTTCTTGTATTCTTCTTGGAGGGTTTCCTCTGCATGTAGAAACTTGCCGACCTCTGAAACCAAACCAGTGACCTCTTTGCCATTTTGCAGACAAGTGCGGATCACACTGTATGCAGCATTCGCTGCCGCTATGGTTTCAAGGATAGCCATATCATTTGCATCAGCCCATCTTCATCAGTACCGCAACAAGCATCGCAATGATTGTACCAGCAGCACCAATCAACAGACTTTCAATCCGCTTAATGCGAGTGAAAACTTCCTTGAACTGAATTTTAACCTCGGTCTTAACCTCGATCAATTCTTTCTCGAGAGTGTCAATGCGCATATGCGCTGATGCTACTGTACGCTTGTCCATTATGCTGACCCTAATCCACTTACTTTATTTTAAACTACACCTGACATATCTACATTAGGCGTTATAAATTCTTTATTGCTTGGCGTTCCATCATCTGAAACATCAAACTTTATAATCTTACCTAAAGATGCCCAAGTAGCATATTCGCGTTTATAATCTATCAATTTATCAGCGACCTCTGAGCTAGATAGCGGCATGGCATTATCGCGCCCTTGTACGCTGCATGTCAGGTATTTTTTTGCCGCATCTAAATTATTTATTTCACTGTCAGTCAGTGGTGTGGGATTAACAAGAAAAGTACCATCTTCATTTTCTTGCAGTTCTTTTACAACCGCATAGTCTGTCGGGTTATTATCAAGTCTGTTCTTTTTTTGAGCTACCGCCGCTTGAGCTTCAGCTTCTGAATCATAACGGATGTAATTATACATATACACTGTAGGCATTATGTGGCTCCATAAATAGTGCCGCTATTAGTAAGCGAATAACTTACGCCGCTGTCATTGATAGCTTTGCCGCCTATTCCACCTGCGTAGCCCCAACCATAACCGCCAGCGGCTCCCCAGCCACCGCCGCCGCCACCTGCAAACCATGGGCTACCACCAGCGTTTCCTGCGCTACCACCAGCACCAGCCGAATAAGGCGTGCCGCCGCCTCCTGATCCACCTGTACCAGGGAGTATGCGACCACCGCCGCCGCCTGCACCACCGATGTTGGTATCGCCTGAACCACCGCCGCCGCCTGCTCCGCCGCCACTACCGCCCTGTGAAGGCCAAGCCCCAGCAGCACCATTTGCACCTGTAGCGTTTAATATGCCGCCTGCGCCACCATCGCCTGTATATCCCCACCCTGCTGCATATTGGTTGCCACCGCCGTTACCGCCGCCAGCTCCACCACCGCCGCCAGCTTGTACGCCGCTACCGCCGCCTGCGCCGCCGCCGCCTCCAGCAATGTATGCACCAGAATAGTTAATAATAGTTACGCCAGTAACTCCGCTGTTTATTTTGATAGCTGGACCGCCATCGTCACCTTCTGCATTATTCCCGTTGCCGCCTGCGCCGCCTTTACCGATAATTTTACCGTAGTTTTTAACCGTGCAAGCAATATCAATTGTTAACGCTGGAGTAGCCGTGCTGTCAGACCAGACCCAAAAATTTGTTGGGACTACTAATGTCCCACCAGAGGAAATATAGCTGCTTGCTGTAATTTGTTTTGCGTTAGATTGACCGTTGATAGTGGTGCCAGATGATACTTCTGTTTCCGCAGACGCACCATAAAATTCGCTGAAACTACTCTGCGCACCTGACGATTTACTAATCAAATCACGAATATCACTATCGTTGAGCGAAACCTGCGATCCGCTAGAGCCGCCGACCTCAAGGTGCATGTCGTTTAAGGATATTGCACCGCTACTTTGTAGAGCCATGTTTCAAATCCTGTATTTCAGCTTTTAATTCTTTAATTGCTTCAATCAAAAGGCCATGAAGTTGATCGTATTGCACAATCTTGTACTGCTTACCTTCTTCGCCTTGAAACGCTAATTCTTTTTCAATGACAGCAGATGGCAAAACCTTTTCTACCTCTTGAGCAACAACACCAGCCGATGCTTTGCCATCGTGCTTATATGTGAATGTGTAGCCAGACAAAGCACAAACCTTGCCTAACGCACCCTCAATACGCTCTATGTCTGTCTTTAAGCGTTCATCTGATACTGTTGTTGAGTATGCTGTGATGTTACCATCAACGTGCAAGTCGCCATCATTCTCAAGGCGCATTTCCTCTGCCCCAGAGGTATACCAGCGAATGCCTACTGACGCATCGTAGAACGTATAGTCGTGCGTGTTGCCAGAATAAACGTCTGTACCTGTATCATTTCTGCGGCGGTCATTTTCCAAACGAATGGATGTGCCACTAATAGTGATGCCGTAATTGCCATCGCCTGTGTAGGTAGTGTTAGTATCTGTTGAGCTAATAGTTCCATCAGCCGCAATCGTGACATTTGTACCCGCAGTCAATGCAGCAACAACATTGGTTGTGTCAGTTACGTCAGCACCGCTTTCGATACCGTCTAGCTTAGACCCATCCGCAGATACGTCACGACCATCAAACGTTTGACCCGCTGCGAACGTGATGGCACCTGTCATGGTGCCACCCGCCTTTGGCAGTGCTGCGTTTGCTGTTGTGGTTGTGCTTGTTAAAACGCCATCGCGCGTTGCAATGTCCACGCCATCAACTGTGCCTGATACTGCAATGTTACCTGTTACGTCTACGCCTGTGCTGGTGGTGGCGAGTTTTTTAACACCGTCATAGTAAAGATCAACAGAGCCATCTTTGGTAAAAATGCCCATGTTTTTACCAGTGCTGTTAATGGAAACATTGGTGCCGTTTGTTTGAAGTATTAAGGAACCAGTGCCTTCGTCATGTATGCGACTATAAGACCCATCATGGTAAATCTGTAGGTCAGACCCTGCGCCGAAGATGGCTTTGTTGTTGTCGCCGAAAGACAGATTACCTGTCATAGTGTCGCCAGACTTAGAAACCTTAGCAGCAATACTATTTGTTACTGTGGTGCTAAAGTTAGCATCATCACCTAGAGCAGCCGCTAGTTCATTTAGCGTGTCTAGTGTAGCTGGTGCGCTATCTACAATCCCTGCAACCTCATTGTCTACATACTGTTTAGTTGCAGCTTGTAAATTTGTAGATGGATCAGCAGAAAGAGTTAAACCACCTGTTAGCGTACCGCCAGTAAGCGGTAGGAATCCTGAACCCGCAGTAACGCCCTGTTCCCAACCAGAACCAGTATAAACTTTTAAAGTACTGCTCGTTGTGTTGTAGAACAAATCGCCAGTATCTAGACTTGTTGTCGGATCAGTTGCACCAATGCGGTAAGTATTAGCAAAAGACTGAACGTCAGTAAGATTAGACGCAACAGTGCTTACATCAGAAATAGCACCACCAACAGCGTTCACATTAGAGATCGAACCCGCAACCGTGCCAATCGTATCAGAACCATTTAAGTTTGTGGCAATCGTTGCAATGTTGGCAGTGTCACCCGCAA